ATTTCGGAGAAGATGACATCAACATACTATCTAGTTTTGCTGATGACGTTAATAAATACAACGCTTATGTTTTGAAGGAACACAAGGACGCTAAGAAGCTTCTGGACGTTCAAGACGAACTAGACGTTGAAGCAGAACTAGCAGTAGGCACATAGTTGCTCCAGTATGTCTGCTGATATTCTTACTAAAGTACAGGTGTTTCTTCACGAGGCTCTAAACAGTGACGGCGAGGGGGTTACAATGCCCCCTCACCTCATTGAAGAGTTCAAGGAATCTTGTGGAAATGCCTTAGAAAAACAATTTAACTCTAAGGATAGAGAATATCGTATTAGGATGTCCGGTATAGGACGACCACTCTGTCAACAGAAACTAGATAAAGATCCAAATGTAAAGTCAGAGAATGACTACACATTAATAATGAAGTTCCTTCTAGGTGACTTAATAGAAGCTGTAGCAATTGCAGTTATGAAAGGGGCTGGTGTAGAGGTACAAGAAGAACAGAAGGCAGTAGAACTAAACATTGCAGATATGACAATGAAGGGTACGTACGATGTTAAGGTATCCGATAAAATATGGGATATAAAAAGTGCATCTCCCGCTGCCTTTTCATCGAAGTTCAGTGCTTTTGGCGGCTATGAAGCCGTAAAAGAAAATGATCCCTTTGGGTACATTAAACAAGGGTATCTGTACTCTGAAGCATCAGGGCATGACTTTGGTGGGTGGATAGTTATCAATAAGTCCACTGGAGAGTGGGCTGTGTGTGAGGCTCCAGACGTGCAGGACGAAGATAAAAAACAATCTTTAGAGGAAGCTAAAGAAACCATATACAAAATGGTATCTGATGAGCCATTTGAAAGATGTTTTGAAGACGTGCCAGAAACGTACAAAGACACAGACAAATCTATCAAGCTCACTGGAAACAGATTGCTAGGCAAAGATTGTGGCTTCTGTGGCTACAAAAAACATTGCTGGCCTAAAGTAAAATTACATCGAAAAGTAAACTTAAATAAAAAAAGAAGGCCCCTTGTATGGTACTCTAAGCTCGTTACAGAAGATCTTTAATGCCTCTGTACATATCAGAAAGAGTATCTGAAACAGATGTAACGTACAATGCACATGCCAGATTTGTGTATTTTGATACCATTAAAAAGGACTCTACTACCCCCCTGACATTATCTCTTAGAGACACAAAAATTGGTTTGCCGATAAGATACAGAAGTAACATGCATTCGTCAGGAGGGTGGAAAGATAAAGATTTTGATATTGACTACAGACAAATGGTGTCTGAAGATTTTAAAGGAGTGTTTGATGTTCTGCGTAACGCTACTCTTGTTATTTATCCTATAAGAAGTTTTAATATAATTATAACAACGCTAGACAATAAAGCGTATGATTTTTTCGTTAGGAAATTTAAAGATTTAGAAAGTTACTATGAAGTTCAGATCTAATTTTGAAGCGGGGTTTGCAAGAATTTTAAACCAACAGGGTATTAAATTTAGCTACGAAAGTGTTAAGATACCTTTTCAGCCAAGCGTACGAATGTACAACCCAGACTTCTACCTTACTGATTTTGATTTTCACGTAGAAACCAAAGGAAGATTAACACAAGACGACAGGGCCAAACACAAGCTGATAAAAGAACAAAATCCAGAAGTTGATATCCGATTTATTTTCATGAACGCAAATAAAAAAATATACAAAGGATCAAAAACTACTTACGGCACATGGTGTGACCAACATGGATTTCAGTGGGCAGAAGGAAGCGTTCCACAGGAGTGGTTAAATGGATGACGACTACATAAATAAGATATTTTCTGAAGAGGACTTATCTAAGCTATCTGAAGAAGAACGTAGAGAAATACAAGTAGAAGGTATGCAGTTAGCTGCAGGAAGGCTGTACATAGTTATTCTTCCAGAAGGTCCAGGAAAAGTATCTGTAAGATGTTTTGATACTACATCAAAATCTTTAAATTCTTCTGGACATATTCTTCTTCATGGTTTACTTACTGTACTGGAAACTTCATACGAGGACGTTATGAAGCTAGGCCATGAAAGTATTGTACAAGAACTACTGGATGGTTTAGGAGAATCTGAAGAACAAAAACCTAAGTATGAGTCCGTAGACAATATAATCAAAGTAAACTTTCCAGAAGGAAGTAAGGAGAACTAGTATGTTTATGATTTTTTCTATTTTATCTTCTCTTATGTTTGTTAGTGACAATAGAGAATTTTTTCAAGTTTCAAGTGAACAAATGAACGAAGGTGCAAGGTGGGAATTTGTAGGTTCACAAATTGCAGACCCCAAGGCAGAGTCTATCACTGTTAGAAGTTGGGATGGGGATAGGTATATTTTTTGGAAGCTGCGTAAATAATGACAAAAGTTAACATGGAGCAAGTTAACAATCCTTCTCATTATAATAAGGGGGACCGTGAAACTATTGACTTAATTAAAGATTGCATGTCAGAAGAGGAGTTCAGAGGACATCTCAAGGGAAACGTTATAAAGTATATATCCAGACACATGCACAAGGAAATGCCAATTAAAGATCTGCTCAAGGCACAGTGGTATCTGAACAGGTTGATCGAGGAAATGGTAGATGAGTAATTTACCTACGGACTATCAAAAATTTATCCATCTGTCTAGATACGCACGTTGGCTAGGAGACTTAGAAGTTCCCAGAAGGGAAACCTGGAATGAAACAGTAACCAGATACCTTAACTTTTTAGAGGGCCATCTGTTAGATAAGTTCAACTACAAGATGCCTGATCGTAAGCTACTAGAGAACGCTATTCTGACTTTACAGATCATGCCGTCCATGAGAGCTTTAATGACTGCAGGACCAGCCCTAGAAAAAGATAATATATCAGGGTACAACTGTTCTTATATTCCTGTAGATTCTCCCAGAGCTTTCGATGAGATACTTTACGTTCTTATGTGTGGTACAGGGGTAGGCTTCTCGTGTGAACGAAGTCACGTAGAAAAACTTTCAGTTGTAAATGAATTACTTGAAGAAACAGAAACTACTATTATTGTGCAGGACTCTAAGGCAGGTTGGGCCAGAGGGTTACGAGAGTTGATAGCATTTCTATATGCAGGTCAACTACCAAAATGGGATCTATCCAGATTGCGCCCTGCTGGTGCAAGACTAAAAACTTTTGGTGGACGATCCTCTGGTCCTGCCCCTCTCGACGAACTATTTACCTTTACTATTTCTCTTTTTAAAGAAGCTGCAGGAAGAAAGCTTAACATGTTAGAGTGCCATGATTTGGTATGTAAGATAGCTAGTGTAGTTGTAGTAGGAGGTGTACGTAGATCTGCATTGATATCTCTAAGCGATCTGAACTCTAACAGGATGCGTGTGGCTAAGTCGGGAGAATGGATACGTGACTTTCCACACAGAGGTTTAGCTAATAACTCTGCAGTTTACTATGAACGCCCCGACATGAATACCTTTATGAAAGAGTGGTTCTCTCTGTACGAAAGTAAATCGGGAGAGCGGGGTATATTCAATAGAGACTCTGCAAGAAGAACCGTTGAACGCAGTGGACGTAGAGATCCAGATCACGAGTGGGGAACGAACCCTTGTAGTGAAATAATACTAAGGCCGTACCAGTTCTGTAATCTTACAGAGGTAGTAGTAAAGAGTACAGACAGTGTAGAAGACTTAAAGGCTAAGGTAAATTTAGCTACGGAGTTAGGAACTTATCAGGCTACTCTCACTGATCTGAAGTACATCCGTAAAATATGGAGAGACAACACTGAAGAGGAACGTCTGCTAGGCGTTTCACTTACTGGTATCATGGACAACGCGAACCTAAATCACTGTCGCTCTGACCTTGAAAAAACGCTCAGTGGCTTAAAACAGGAAGCCATCCGTACAAATGAAAAGCTGGCAAAGAAGTTAGACATTCCTGTTTCTACAGCGATAACTTGTGTTAAGCCTTCTGGTACGGTATCTCAACTGGTAGATTCTGCATCTGGCATACACCCTAGACATTCAGAGTTTTACATTCGTACGGTACGAGGAGACAATAAAGACCCCCTTACAAAGTTTATGAAGGACATGGGAGTACCTAATGAACCTGCAGTATCCAGTGAAAATTCAGTAACGGTATTTTCTTTTCCTTGCCGCTCACCACAGGAAGGTTCTGTTACCAGAGATAGCTTAGACGCTATTCAACACCTTACCATCTGGAAAGCTTACGCTGAACATTGGTGTGAACATAAGCCATCTATCACTGTATCGGTCAAAGAACATGAGTGGCTCGATGTAGGTGCATGGGTATACGAAAACTTCGATCATCTTTCTGGTGTGTCTTTTCTTCCGTACTCTGAACATACCTACAAGCAAGCCCCTTACCAGGAATGTACAGAAGAGAAGTACAGCGAGCTTCTGGAAAAGATGCCTTCAGAAATTAATTGGGACAGGTTGCAAGAGTACGAAAAAGAAGATACAACTACTGGCAGTCAGGAACTTTCCTGTACAGCAGAAGTATGTGAGGTTGTGGACATAGGAACATGAAAGAATACGAAGTAACAAAAGATATGATCAAGGAAGCAGTACTCATGTCAAAGGACATGGGAACTCTGAAGGGATCTCTTTTACAGGGGCAAGGGAATACGTGGGGTTTTCTAGGAGAACTTATTGCAGCGAAAGCTCTACATGCAGAACATAAGAACACGTACGACTATGATCTCATTACCCCGCTGGGTTTAAAAGTTGATGTAAAAACACAAAGAGTGTCTTCAATACCAAGATCACAATTTCATTGTAATGTAAATGAACACAGTATAAAACAAAAGTGCGACTACTACGCATTTGTACGAGTACACAGCGATCTAACTACAGCCTGGTATCTTGGAAAGATAGGAAAGCAACAATTTTTGAAACAAGCTACGTACAGGGAAAAAGGAAGTGCAACTACTAACTTTATCTTTAAGTTTAATTGCTACTCCATAACAATAGATCAATTGGAAGATTACACTTTGGATGAGTGACAAAGAATTAGCTAATTTACTTGAATTTAAAGTGTCGATTAATACAGATGGAAATGTAGTACTAGATTATACTAGCCCTCCCGATCCAGATAGCTTAGAAAAAGCATTCGACGAATGGAACGACGAGTACGAAAACACTAAAAAATTTGTATCTCTCGTAAAATACCTTCAAAATATGCTGGAAATGCACACCAAGGACATTTCTAAGATACTTAGGTAACAAAAAAAGGCGATCTTCCCTGTACGCCATTTTAAGCTGCGTAGAGAAGGTTTCGCCCTTTTGTGGTAGTCTAGGGTATCTAGACCTTTAGTTGCTCACTGGGAGTGAAATACGGAAGCCTTTTTTCCTTTTCCTGACAGATATTGAGGCACAGGCTT